TACACAAGGCACCCATTTTTAACATTTCCCAACAGGTTTTTAACAGTTGCTAACACACTTTGGCACGCTTTTTGCTGTGTGCCACAATTACGATTCTTTAACACACCTTTTAACACTGTTAAACTTTCATAAAAATGATGTTTCACGTGGAACGTTGGCAAAGTGGATGTTTCACGTGGAACAAACTGAATATATGTTAAAAAGATTTAAATTAAAATTTTTGCATTATTTAACGAAAATAATTTGGATTGTTCGTGGAAAATGACTATCTTTGCAACGTGATTAGAAAATTTAGTTTAACCCTTTAAAATACGATAATATGGCAACGTATGAAATTACTTTAGAGTTTGAAACCGTTTTATCTGTTGACGGTACACGTGTTAAAAGTGAAACATCACGTGAAACGCAAATCGTTACAGGTGTTTTTGCTGACGTGGCAAAAGTTATGTTTGAACACGAAACAAACTGCATCAAGCACAACAGATTGCCAAAGTTGACGAAAGACGTTTACACTATCTTTGAAACGAAAGATAGTTTGAACTACATCAACGAATATGGATGCTGTGTTACTCAACTTTGCAACAAATTAGGTAATAACGCTAGTTCATTCTTACAGTTGATTCAAACAAGCAAAAGAATCAAATAAATGTTTAACCGCCTGTAAGGTTCAACCCTTACAGGCATAAAACACAAAGTTATGATACGATTACAGAAGTTTAAGTTTGAAAAACTTTTGGTATCTTTAGTAACCAAAGATACAAAGGTAGTTACTCAGTTGTTAACCAATTACCGTTTTTGTGGCTGTGGTTTATATATGCACTCAAAAATTGTAGGTAAATATGCAAAGGTGGATTTTGTTGACGTTAACGGCAAACCTGTTAAAAGCATATAAGTTTAACCGCCCTTATGGGCATAAATAATTGATATATGGAACATTCATATTTTAAAATTACATTGAAACAGTCGGACAAAGTAACCGTGTATATGGTACGTTCTGACAAAGTAAGCGAGTTCTTTAACAACAAAATTGATTACTTACAGGGAGACTGTTCGATAACTGTAAAGGGTCGATTCCCTACGCACAAAGATTCTCGAAAGTGGTTTATTGTTTCACCTAAATAATATTGTATATGAAAAAGATTAAGTATTTTAGTTTAAGCGAGTTTATCACCTCACCAACTGCAAAACGTTTGGGCATTGACAATTTGCCAACGTTTGAAATCGTTGACAACTTGAATCGTCTTGCTGATTATTTGGATGGCATCCGTGAAAAGTTAGGCAAACCGATTCTGATTAATAGCGGTTATCGTTCACCGATTCTTAATAAAGCGGTTGGCGGTGTGGCTAACAGTCAACACCTTAAAGGTTTGGCTGCGGATATTGTTTGCTCTGATATGGAATCTTTATTAAAGGTTCTTAGAGAAACAGGTGGGTTTGACCAACTTATTAAGGAACACCGCAAAGGTTCTACATCTTTTTGGTATCACGTTTCAGTTTGTTCACGTAACGGCAAACCCCGTAATCAAGTAATAATGAATCTAGAAAAGAAATAGTTATGCACGAACATTTTAAACTTCTGAAAGATTCGCTTTCAGTAACAAAGAAAAGTATTGAAACTGTTGCAAACGATTCAGCTAGCGAAACAGGTTTACTGTTAACTTCGTGTGCTGATACCTTACAGGCGAATTTGATTTTCATTGATGCTTTAGAAGTTAAAGCACAAACCTGTTTAGCAGAACGAAACGCCCTGTTGACGTTCATCAACAATAAAGGGTTGTTAGAAGAATTTTATGGTAAGAAATAAAGAAAACGGGCGGCATCCATTTACCGCCCGTTAACTTTATAGATAAACACCTGTTTCAAGCTGTGAAATGATTTCATCATATTCATCAACCAACAGATTTGCAGTGTTCAAATTCACGTTGGCAAACTGTGCGAAACCTGTAACCGCATTTATAGTTACGTTTTCTTGCGTGTTGTTTACAGGAACGTTGACGGTTAAATTCTCAGTAATCAATACATAAGGTTCTAAACCGTACAAAATTTGTTCGTTCCATTGTTCACCGCCAACAACGTTTAAATCTGTTCCCAAACGATAAAGAACATCACGTGACAAAGAAAAACTTTCAATTTGGAACGTCACACCGTCACACGATAACAACGCCACCGAATCGCCTGTAATAACGTTTACTTTGATAGTTAAATTAATCGTTTTGCCGATATATTTACTATCTATAGTAACAACACCCCTACACGGAATAAACATCTGTACCTGTGCGTTAAAGTCTTCATTGTTACCGTTTGCGCCTGTTAGTTCAACGTTTCCGAAATCTAGCACAATAACATCACTATCGGGATATTTAACCTTTATTCCCGTGTTGTAGTTACCGCATTTCAGAACATCATCACCGCCAACGGGAACGGTTGCAAAGATTCTTTTAATACGGTTTACATATTGACCCAAATTGACTTCTGAATATTTTGTACCCGTTTCTGTTTCCCCTGTTTGGGTAAAGAATCGCTTTTTCGCAAACTCATCCAAATTCGCCAACGTAACGATATAAACGTTTATAGCACCGTAATTTTTAATCGTTGGCGGTGTTACTACATTCGCATTCGCAACGATATTCAAATCAACGGCATTCGGTGTCAAAGTGAACGTTACACTACCTGTTTGTTTATCTGCTGATATTGTACCGTTTACAACTTCGGGATTCCCGTCATCATCTTTGAAATTTGCTTCAATTTCGGTCAATTCCGTATTCGGGTTTGCTCTGAAATTAAACGTGTAACTTTGACCCGTTTTTACCTTTACAGGTTTATCGCCAACGATTTCGCAATTAGTCAAACCGTATTGAACTTCGATATACTTACCTAACAGATATTCACCGTTGATAATAACCGATTCCGTTGCTATAGGCACAATAGCAGTTGCAGTTTGGTTTGTTACAGTCATATTGTAGGTTTCGCCACCGTATGTTATCGTTGGCGTACCGTTAAACATTCCCTTTGCGTTTCCTGTAACCGTTACGGTGTAATTTGTTTCACTTGCAACAGAACTTGCTGTTGTGTTCTGAATATTGTTTGTTATTTGCAGTTCACGAACACCCGAAATAAAACTACCTGTTATAGTAATTTCGTCACCCTTTGAACAATAAACTGTAAGTGTTGCAACGTTACCCGATACGGCAAACGGTTCTTCTGTGTAGTTTCCATCCCAATCTGTATAACTAGCCTGTAAATTGCTAAACGTACCGTCACCGTTACCCGTTACAGTTACATTGAAGTGGTGGGCATCCGTTCCCTGTTGGTCGGTTATTGTAACGTCACCCGTCAAACCTGTTTTGTCATAAGTCAACAAAGTTGTCGGTGTTGGTGGGTCGGGTGTTCCACCGCTTACAAATTCACCTGTTATCGCAATCTCATCACCTTTATTACAGTAAACCGTAATTGTTCCAACGTTACCCGACACGTTGAACGGGTCTTCACACGGATTCCCGTCTATATCCGTATAAACTGCGGTCAAATTGTTAAACGTACCGTCACCGTTACCCGTTACCGTTATATCGAAATGCTCGGCATCCGTTCCCTGTTTGTCGGTTATTGTAACGTCACCCGTCAAACCTGTTGTGTCGTAACGTAACAAATTCGTTGGCGTTGGTGGTGTTGGTGTTGCACCGACAACAAACTCACCGTGTATCTCAACATTATTATAGTATTCAGTTTCGGCAATTAACGTTGCATTTTTACCGTCAATAGTGAACGGGTGGTTCAAAACCCAATCACCGCTGTAAAGTTCTTGATAGCCACCAACTAAACCATCTTTAAAATAACCGTCAACTTTACCCGTCAACGTTATTTTCCACTTTCTACGGGCGGTATCAAGTTGTTCAACTTTATATGAAACGTTATCGCCACCCGTCAAAAATTGTAAATTTACTCTTAATATTTTATCTGTAGCCATACCTTAAACGTTACCTTTAATAGTTACCATAACAATACTACCTGTTTCGTTCAACAACCCCTTATTCGGAAAATCTAGTTTTCTGATGTTAGGTCGAACGTCAACAACGTTTGAACGGTTTGAAAGATATTTGTTTCCGTTTTCGCTTTTTGTCAACGTTGCAGTACTGTTTAAGATAATATCCTTATAAGTAAACAGAACGTCAACACGTAAACGAACGGTGCAAATATCGCCATCCTGTTGTTTCTCTGAAACGAAATAATAACGGTTCAAACTTTCGATATAAACGTAATTAAACGATACGGGTGTGCGTGTTCTGAAACGAACAACAGGCGTTAAAACATTGAACGTGGCATTCAATACGCCTGTATATTCTTCGTTTGCCTGTAAGGTCTTGTTTACTTCGTTCGGTTTGCCGTTGAAAATGAAAGTTTTAATTTTAACCATACCTTAAAAGATTAAAGGGGCATCCCTGTGCTATCAACTACAGGAACACCCCAACAGTTAAACAACTAAAATTAGGCAACAAAGAACACAACAAAGTTTTCGTTTGTGTCGTTGAAGTAACCCGCATCAAACTTGAAATAGTTGTTGAAGAACTCAGCCTTTGCGTTGTAGTTGGTGGTTACTCGCTTATCCAAATTTGTAACACCCAACGCATCACGGTCGAACATCACACCCAACACACCGCTAACTGAAACGGTAGCACCGCTTGCTGATTTTACGTCAATCTTTGAAACGTTTGCAAAGGCGTAATCTTTGCCTGTTGCTTGCCAACTTGCAACGGTTTCAGCCTGTGGCAACAGAACGTTCTCGCTGTGGAACGTGTCGGCATACAGGTATGCTTTGGCTGCGGCTGCGAAATCGGACAACAGAACGGTGTGCAAAACGTCTTTCGGTGTGAATCGTTCCTTACCGCCAACGTTAAACAGGGTTGAAATTGTCTGCAAACGGTCGGCATACAAACCCATTTGATATGCTGCGAAACGGATGAAATCGGGTGTGGTTACTGCTGCGCTAGCAGTCAAATGTGCGCCCGTCTTATCGTTGTAAAGTTTCAACAGGTTCACGCAACGAACGGTTGAAGCACTCGCATAGTCAACAGTTTCGTGTGTTGACGGTACGAAACCGAAAGCGGTTTTGTCGGCATTCAAAGTTTCCGCAATCATATTGTTAATTGTGCGCATAACAAGTGCATCCGTCTTGATAGTCATTGACTTTTCAACTGCTGAATAAATCATTGACAAAAATCCGTTCATCTGCTCTGCACTGCTGAAAGATTCCTTTACTTGTCTTTCAGTAATTGATACAGGAACTTCAAAAGTTACCTTTGAGTTGAAGAACTTAGCGGAAACGGTCGGTTTGTGGAAAACATCCTGTTTGTACTCTGTACCGTCTTTGAGATTCCACGTGTCGTTTTCCTCAGCCTGTGGAACGTCTGCGCTGATTTTTTCCAATACGCTACCAAATTCCCACGCATCCATAAGAACGGATGGAACTTTACCCGAATAAGGGCGGTTCACGAAAACAACCTTACCGATGTGGTTAACCAACGATTTAACGTAATTATCCACGGCATTTTGGTTGAAAACTTCGTTACCCAAATCAACCAAACCTGTAAGGTCTTCATTTACCAACTCGGTTTTGCCCAACACTTCACCCGAAACGGTGTTAACTAAACTATAAATCTGTTTAACATTCATATTTCTATAAAGTTTTAAATTAATAAATATCTACTGTTAACTCTTTCGCAAGTTCTGTTATCACTTGCGTTTTGAAATTAGTTTTGCGCAAACTCATTTCTTTTTGAATAATTTCACTAGTTGGAACACTAGACGGAACACCGTTTTCAACAGTTGTTTTCGTGCCCGTTTCTTGTCTGTTCCCTGTGGAATCTCTTTGTTGTTTCTTGTCATTTCCAAAATCCCCATTATTAAAGGTTACACTTGAATCTACTGTATTGTTATTCCCTGTTTCGTCAACGGTGTTACTTGTTGTTTCCGTCTTATGTGACGTTACAGGGTTTAACACGTCATATTCTTTATTAAACACTTGAATCTGTTTTTGCCATTCATCAAACTTCACGGTAATAATGCTTTTGACAATATCCGTTGCAGTTTCGCTTGTTACGGCATCAACCAAAGTTCTGTTTCCATATTTGAAACGAAAATCAATATCTATTATTTTCGGTTCATCCGTACCGAATATTGATTCATACAAAACAGGAAACAACGGTTTAAAGATTTTTTCAAATAAACCGTTTTCAGTTGTGAATAGTTCATTGATTTTCATCTTTATTTTCTTTTGTTTCTTCTGTTTCTTCTGTTTCTTGCGTTTCTTCTGTTTCTGTTTCTGTTTCTTCTGTTTCTTCTGTTTCTTCTGTTTCTGTTTCCGTTTCTTCTGTTTCTTGCGTTTCTTCTGTTTCGTTTTCCGTTACAGGGTCAACGTCTTCTGTGTCGGTGTGTTCGTGCCCGTCTTCTGATGCTTTGAGCAACGACAAATAATTTTCGTGTTCGATTTTCCAACTTGACCCCAAAGTTACCGTAATATCCGTACCGAACATTTCGTTAACACGTTTCACACCCTCAACACGTTCTGTTAACATTGAATCAACGAACGGCATTAAAGCATCAATATTCATTGAAACTTCTTGCGTGTTCAATCGTTCACGTTTCATATTGTAGTTTGCATTCAAACCCAAATCGTTAAACATTGATGCTTTGTAGTACTGCAACAGTTCAATTAATTGACCGATTTGTTGGTTTCCCTGTGTCGGTGGGGTCTGTAAGTTTACACCTTTGAAAAAAGCATTTTCACCGATAACAGAAAAATCACCGTTCAAAATTTTCTGTAAGAACGATTCTGCACTCTGTTTGGTCTTGTCGTCACTAGCAGAAATTAACATTGTGATACGGGTCAAAATGCTAGCCAAATTTAATGTTATTGTGGCATCCGTGTAAAGTACACCATATTTGCCGATAATAGGCATAAGCGAATCCGCAAACGGTGTGTTATTGATAACTACAATATCCTCATCAATTTTGAACGTCTTGTTCAAATTTAACCACGGGTTTGCCACCACGTAATCTTTGCCGTGATAATAAGCATCACACTCGCCACCCCGTGTACCCTGTAAAGCATACAGTTCCCCGTTCACTTCTGCGATTCCAACGTTACCCGTTGTTTGAAGAATCTTTTCAAGTTCAACAGGTGGAATTGTTTCGGGTGTGCCCGTGTACTCAAACATCTTTGAAGTCATACAAAGAACACGCTGCATAAATGTGAATAATGCTGTATCTTTGTTTTTAACTTCTGTTTGAAACCTGTTATATAAGTTTTCTTTTTCCATTTACTTAATCAAAGTTTTAATTAAGGTACAAAGTTCTGTTAACACTTTCGTGTTGCTTTGTACTGTTTCGTTTAACTTGTCAGTTTCGTTTTGATGTCGTTCGTTCTGTTTTTCCATATAATAGAAAAGTGCAACACACACCGCAACAGGAAAACCAACGTTGCTAATAAGTGAAATTATTCCGTTTGCATCCATATAGTAATTTTTAACTTTGTTATTTAACGCTGCAAAGATAATAACTTTATTTGGTTTCACCAAATAAAACAGGGGAAAAATGTTTCACGTGAAACAATTTTAACCCCTGTTAACAGATATTAAGTAATAATGTTACTGCGAGCACTCGCCATTAAATAGTTACGAACGATTTCGCCAATTTCGTTGCTTTGATAAAACACCTTATCCGTTGCGAAATATTTTGTTATCTGCGATTCTATATATGTCGCTGTGCTCAACAACTTTCGTTTGTAGTTTGGTTTGCCGTTCATCTGCAACGAATAAATCAAACTGTTGTCTGTGTCCTTAATCGGTGTTGTTTTGTTGTGAATGTAAATGAAATTATTCACACCGTTTTCTTTGTCCTCAACCTGTATCACGTTACCCTGTAAGGTCATTTCGTTAAACTGAATATAGAAGACAAACAACACGTCACTCGGTTTATATTTTACAGGTAGGTGGGGATATACTGCTAGTTCCCATTTACCGCCCGTAATCATTTGCAAATTTTGGTTGTCGAAACAGAAATACTTGTTACTTGCTTTTTGTTTGACAACAGTACTGCAATATTCAACCGCCACCGTTGCACCGTGTTCACCAAACTTGTATATGTCAATAGTTCCCTGTTCCATAACACGTACCTGTTTCAATCCCATTTCTGTAAAATACGGGCAAAACTGATTCACGGTGTTACCTAACATAAAGACTTTAACATCATTTCTTTGACGAATAATTGTACTCAACAGGTTCATATATAACATAAATTCGTCAGGCAAATAATAACGTCTTGTAAGGAACTCATCGAAAACAATCGTTGTTATGTTCGGGTAACTGCTAGATTTTTCGTGTTCCTGTTCTGAAAGACAAAAACCATAACAGAACGGTGTGTTTTCGGGCACACGTTTTTTCGTTTCTGCATCATAGAACGAAAGAAACCATTTACCCGAAACGTAAAACACTTCGTTAAACTTGCCATCCGTTAATTCCTGTATTACACCGTTTGCAACGTGATTTGCAAACAAACTTTCGGCACGTTTACCCCTCAAATCCTCACGCCAACGGCGTATATACGCCATTTGTTTACCTGTTTTCAAATATTCTTTGATTCCATACAACAACGTTGCATACGTCTTGCCGTTGGAACGTTCACCGAAAATCACGTTATAATCGGCATTTTTTGACAAAATACGATTCAACGTGTAAAATTTTGGTGTTTCAATTTTTTCTTTTTTCTGTTTCATATTTATTCTTTCTTTAATCTTATTCCCATTAAATAGTTTATATAAAGAACTGAAAGACTTAAAGTGTACCCCGTTGGTTCTAAGTGTACCCCTGTGGTCGTATCATAACTTGAAACGTTTCCCTTATAGTCTTTTATCGTTCCCGTTTGTTCGTAATCTATATACGTGTGGATGTTCTTACCTGTTGCACTCGGTGGGATGTCTAAATAATTAGTAAAGGCATCGAACACACCATTTTCACCGAACGTTTCCACCATATAGGGGATAGCTGATTTTTTGTTAACGCCCGAAACGGTCATTGAATAATTATAATTTTTGCCGTTTACTGTAAGGGCGTTTTCTTCTTCAATCATATAACGTTTTGCACCCAACGTTTTAAAACGTGTATATCTCCCCTCATAGTCCCACACGCCCAAAGGTTTTGCTATTCCCTTTATTGTGACGGGTTCAACTTTTTCAAAGGGGATTTTATGATGCTTACAGGCGGCACGCAATTTCTGTTGTGCCAAATCGTTGTATGCTTTGAAATAATCTTTGTGGGCATCCCCGTTCATTATTTTGACTGAATCTGTGTCGCTGTATATGTAATCGTCACCGCATTCAGAAATACCCGTAAACAAGTTTCTTCTCGCATAGGCGGTTACATAAATACCCCACGGGTAAAATAAAAAGCGGTTTTTGCTATCGTTGTATTTATTAAGCATTTCTAATTGCTTTTCGCCTGTAAGGTGTTCCACATCCCACGTTTCACCGTCACAAACGATTTCATCACGCAACGGGTTTGTAACACACATACCATAACAACTATTAAGCATTTCTTTGCTATTTAGATATTCCACTTCTTTACCCTTTACACCCTTTAGTTTCGTTTTCATTTCATACAGGTGCAAAATTGATTCCACAAATTCGGTCGGCAAATATTCTTTGCGGTAACAAATCATTCGCCCGATTCTTATTTGTTCCCACGTGTAAAACTGTGAAAACACTTTGTAATCTATTTCGGTAATTGTCATACAGATTTTCTTTGCACAAACCAATCTACCGTTATTCTCGGAAACGTTTTCTTTGACGAAACATTTACTAACCGATATAGGGTTTTCGTTTTCTGATTTCGCAAAAATGTTTGTGATTTCTACATCGAACACGCAACAAAATTTGCTAATCATAAACTCAAATTGTTTCATAGACTTTACAGGAACAAAAACGCCTGTGCTCATAGGGAATTTTTCCGATACCATAACATACGGGTAACTGCTAGTAAAATCGTAACTATCTACGTTTTCAATTACTTCATCCGTATATTTTGCGTTGGCGTGTGTGAAACCGCCCGAAAACGCCCTTTGCAGCATAGAAAACTCATCCAAACCCGTTATATTCAAAGAATGAATCTTATCAATATATTTGAAGTTAGGAATCGTTTTCCCTGTTTCGTCAGTTGTTTTAAAGCATACCGAACGACAATACTTGCGGACAAAACCCGTTTTTGTAATCGGTAAACGTGTTATTCCTTTGTATTGTTCGATTAATTCCTGTATATAGCACATAACAACTTTTATGTCGTTTAAACAGTAACCTATTTCTTTTTGGGTCAACGGTGTTTCGCTGTGACGCAATAGGGAATAATCTAAATCCCCGACTAACTTTTCACATTTATATTTGTGAAGTTGTTCACCCAATTTCGCCAACGAATATCCCGAAAGCAAGTAACTACATCGAAATTCTAAACCCGTTTTAGTTATTCCGTAAATCGGTTTTCTAAGGTCTATAGAAAAAACTTTTTCCCATTCCAACAATTCACGGAAAAACTGAAATTCATAAGCTAAGTTATGCACGTATATAATAATACGCTTTTTAGGGCATAGTTCCAATATAGCCACGATTTCGGCTAACATATTCAAAAACTCATCCCACGTTCTACCAATAATGCAAAAACCGTTTATTCCAAATTGCCACACATACATCAAAGAACATTTTTCCATTTTGGTTTGTTTACCGCCTAATTTCATATAACGTTCATAACTGTATGTTTCGCCATCCACATCCCTGTAAAAAGATGTAGTTTCAATATCGAAAGATACAGGCACGTTTAAGAACTTTTCGCCCTTATTATTGCCTGTAAAATTCTTTTCGTTCACCGCCAAAGATAAAACCTTTGCAATATCTTTTGGCGTGAAAACTTCTGTTTGTAGTTCAAAGGGTATTTTCTTCATTATAAACCAAATTTTTCAAATTCTTGCAATATCTTTTTTAACGGTTCATCCGTTTTAAATTCGTCAACGTCATTCACGTATGCTTCTGCTGTTCCACTGTGGGCGATTTGGTCTATTGCATCATCCAACGCATTTTCTATTCTAACCGCATCGTCTTCGATTTGGTCGGACACGTCACGGGATTCCTGTTCTAGTTCACCCGTGAAATCTTTGTATTGCATTAAGTATTGTTCCAAAAAACGTTCATCCGAAACACTTGCAATTTTACCCATTAATTTGTCTTGCATCAACTTAAATTCTTTATCGTTTAAGTCATAAGACTTCTTTAAGTGATTTGAGTACTCACGTGTACCACTTGCCGTTGATGTAGGTTGTTGCAAAAAAGAAACCGCTTTGGCATATTCGATTTTTAAATCGTTCCAATCGTGTTTCATTGAAAATTTTGCGAAACCTTTGATGTCACCTTTGTTCAACGCAACAACTGCGGGCGAAACTAAACCCGTTTTTTCCACGTTCTGAATACGTCTGTTAGCCTGTTGAAATACACGGGCGATTTCTTTGCGTAAATAGCCACGTGATTCTATTGCATCCATTATCTGCTTGTCAACGTGTATCTTTGAAGTTGATGCAAAAGTTCTTTTTGAAAAACCAATAGGATTTAATTTTGCCATATTATTACAGTTTTAAAATGAAACAAAAAACGGGGCAACAATAAACAAAGTTACTGTTTACCCCGTCACGTTATCCACCCTTTACCCTACGAAAAACTACTTATCTACAAACGTTATACCATAACATTTCTTTGCGTGCGATTCATATTCGTAAATAGTGTAACCAACTTTGTTGGCTTTGATAGCGTCAACCGCCTCACTATCTGCGAGAATCTCACGAATCGTATCACCTGTAAACTGTGGTAAGTTAACAAGACGTTTATTCTCTGCATCAATAATAACAGGCGAATCACCCAACTGCGATTTGTGAACGTACAAACCATTGATAGGATGCACAACGTCACCGCCACCCTCATTCTCACTGTTGAAAATGTCGGTCAACTTTACAAACGGAAAATCGGTTGTATCAATACCGAAACTTGTCTTATTGAACTTACTTGCAAAACTAAAACCTTTAGCCATAACTTAATCTTTTTAAAACGTTAAACTTCTGTTGTTACTTTACCTCATTCAAACCGTTTGCAGCTGCAAACTCATTCAACCACTTCTTAAAGCGGTTCAACTTGATAACCGCCTTATCGTCTTTAGCAACTTCGTTTGAAGTCATCAAAGCGTTAACACTTGTAATGCAGTTGAAAACTGTTTCATTAAAATTTTCGTTCATAACTTACCTAATTTAAATTGTTAAACTTATATTGTTTCTAAATCACGGTGCAAAGATACGGCAAATATATTAAACCACCAAATTGTTTTAGTTAAAAAGTATTAAAGAAATAAATTAACTGTTGTTAACACTTCTTGTTCCACGTGAAACAATTTTGTGACAATAAACAGTTGTTCCACGTGAAACATCAACTTTGCCAACGTTCCACGTGAAACATCATTTTTATGAAAGTTTAACAGTGTTAAAAGGTGTGTTAAAGAATCGTAATTGTGGCACACAGCAAAAAGCGTGCCAAAGTGTGTTAGCAACTGTTAAAAACCTGTTGGGAAATGTTAAAAATGGGTGCCTTGTGTA